ATTGGCTACTATTTTCGCATTATGGATTTGCTGTTTCTCTTCAGATCAAAGCATGTTGATAGTTGCGAACAAAGAAGACACAGCAATATCAATTTTTAGTAGAATAAGACTAGCATATGAATTACTTCCGAATTACCTGAAACCCGGAGTAAAAGAGTGGGGAAAAACAGGAATGGCGTTAGCTAACGGAAGCTCTATAAAGGTTAGCACTACGTCATCTACAGCGGCCCGTGGGCAGTCAATAAATTGTCTTTTCATAGATGAGGCAGCACATATAGAATGTTTACATGGGGAATCTGTTGTGAAATTGAGAGATGTATTTACTAAAAAAGAATATGAGAAAAAGATCGGAGAAATGTTTAAGTTCAATACTAATGTTTCAGGTATTGAAAACGATTTAATATGTTATGAAACAAATGAAAATTTGGAAGTGTGGACGGATTGTGGATGGTCAGATTTTAAAGGTGTTTCGAAATACGATAAAAAGAAATTGGTGAAAGTGCTTTTAGGGTGCGGCAAAAACATAATAGTTTCTGAAAAACATGGATTTATATTAGAATCGGGGGATATTATACACGCTGTAAATTCTTTAGGTTCGAACATTATAACAGAAAATGGAATAGATAAAGTTATTAGTGTTGAAGAAATTGATGATGAGGATTATGTATATGATATAGTAGATGTTGAAAAGAATCACAGATATTATGCTAATGGTATTTTAAATCATAATACACACCTTTTAGATGATTTCTGGAAGTCTGTTATTCCTACTATATCATCTGGTAAAAAATCGAAAATCTTCATGGTTAGCACACCTAATGGAATAGGAAACAAGTTCTATGAGATGTATAATGGTGCTGAAAAGGGAGATAATGGATGGAATAATGAAAGAATTGATTGGTGGGATGTTCCGGGAAGAAACGAGAAGTGGAAGACTGACATGGTTAACACTTTAGGATCGGAAGAGTCTTTTTCTCAAGAGTTTGGCAATGTATTTTTGGATTCCGCAACAGCCGCAGTAGGTTATGATGTTTTAGAGGCTTTTAAGGTTAATAAAAAAGCACCTATATGGAAGTCTGATGATGGTTCTTACAGAGTTTATGAAATGCCTAAGAAGGATAATTTATATGTTGTGGGTTGCGATGTTGGCGAAGGTGTAGGGAGGGCTTCATCTACAGCGCAGGTTTTGGATGTGACAGACTTATCTAATATAACTCAAGTTGCTGTTTATGGTTCAAACACGATAGAACCATATCATTTCGCAAATCGCTTAATCCATCTTTGCTCTTCTTGGGGTAATCCTCCATTGTTGATTGAAAGAAATAACTGTGGTGCTCAAACGCTGGATGCACTATCACATGAATTGAGTTACGAGAAATTGGTAAGTTATAGTAAATTGACTCAGACTGGAGAATATAAATCCACCAAAAATTTGGGTATTTTTAGCCATAACAATCTTAGGTTTAATGCTGTTAGTAATTTGAGATATTGGATCAATTTCTTACAAGTAGTTAAAATATACGATTCTCAAACAATATCTGAATTGGAGACTTTTATTAGATATCCAAATGGAACATATAGGAAAAAAGGGGAAAAATTTTTTGATGATTATGTCATGGGATTAGTTTGGGGATTGTTTACATTAGACCCTGATGTTTGTCAGCAATATTTTAACATAGAAGAGACAGACGAGCAACAGAAGCCTTTGAAGATAACTAGAGGTGAATATTTCCCTAATGATGAGAGTTTATATGAATTGAAAGATTTAATAGGTGGAAATGTGGTAATACCATCCAACGAAAAAGTTCAAAAGAAGTATGAACCTTTACTCGGTAATTTGGAAATATACGGAGAAGACGATCTTAACATGGAGGATTTAATAGATTTAGGATATACTATATTCCGCCCATAAGGTTAAATATCATTAATGTCTAACCCTACTCAACAATCAGTTTTAAATAAAGCCAGTAAAGACAAGTTTATATTGGTTCTAGATTTGCCTAATGCTTTGAGAGGAGGGGTTTACACTCCCACTGTAACCCAAGGAACTTCACCAATCGAATTCGCAGTTTTCGGTTCTATCGTTCCAGATGTTATAATTCCTACAATAGCTGTTCCTTTTGCTGGACAAACATTAAATGTAACTAGTTATACTAGACCCAATTATGCTCCTTTAACGTTAAATTTTGTAGTGGATAACACGTTTCTCAATTATTGGATACTTTGGAATTGGTTAAACGTGTTGAATACTACTCATGGTAGCATATATGGCGGTGATAGTCCTACCTCTAAGATGGGATTGCCTGAATATCAAACAGTATTTTCGATTTTTGCAGTTAATGAGTATAATCAAAGAGTTGCATCATGGACTTATTATAATGCCACAATAACAGGACTAGGAGGGATAACATATAACTACAGAGATAGCACATGGATTGAATCTAATGCGACTTTCCAATTCAATAAATTAGATTTTAAACTGATAAATCCAGCCATAACATAAAAAATTTACTGTTTTTGATAAATAATAATATAATATGAGAACAATTAATTCTCCCGGAGTTCAAATTACTGAAGTTGACTTATCACAAACGACTACACAAGTTGTCGGAACGAATATTTTCATCACAGGATTTGCTTCTCAGGGGCCAACAGACGAGGTAATATCAGTATCAACTCTATCAGAATTTGAGCAGATTTATGGAGTGCCTTCAACACCAGCAGAAAGATATTTTTACCATTCCGCTAAACAAGTTTTAAATTCAGCAGGTAATCTATATGTAACTAGAATGCCATACGGTTCTGCCGCTGGTGCAGATTTCTCTGACAAATATAGCGCACTATTTTACCCTGTAGTTTCATCTGCAAGCGGTTTCATTATTGCAAAACCTTCTCATTATTCACTAAACGAGAGTCAATTTGAAAAATTACAACAGAATGATTTTACTTGGGATACAGTTCGTTCATCTTCATTAACAGGTTTAAGTGCGGCGGGGCTATACTCTTATGGGGTAAGCGCGGTTACACAAGAAGGATGGGGAGGAGATAATTCTTTCATAAACGCAGGTATTGTTGTAATAAACGAAAGTCAGACCATCATAAATGAAAGATTTGAAGGATACTATGTCGGATTAGTAGATAATTCACAATTTGGCGCAAATTCAGATTTTAATTCTATTGTAACGGTTAATTCTATAACATCAAACTCGAATGGCGTGAATTGGTATAATCTACCTACAACTAAATTAACAGTAAGTCTTTCTGGAACTGCAAATCAAAACAATAACAGTATTTCAGAAAACATAGAAAAAATACCACAATTTAATTTCGGTGATGTTTATTATTCTGACAGTTTAGTATTCACTTTATTCAAAATCCGCGCATCTATATATCAACCAGAATTGCTATCTGTAGGTCTTGCTGAATCATATATAGGGTCTTTAGATGCTTCTAAAAAGGCTGCATCTAATAGTGGTGGTGTTCAGACTTCGTTCTTCATTGAAGACGTTGTAAATGATAAATCTCCAAACGTTAAAATATTGGTAAATCCAAATATTTCTAAGAAAACATCTTGGGTGACTACAAGTTCTGTAAATCCTTCGTATTCCGTTACGGTTGATTCGTCAACACATGGATTATTCGGTGGTGGGGTATTCAATAGCAACATCACCGAACAGACATCTAAAGTTATAGGTTCTGTTCCATCCAAACTTGAAAGAGCATTGTCATTAGTTGAAAATCCTGAAATTTATCCTTTGGATATTATAGCTGATTCTGGTCTTACAACAGTTTATGCTAACTGTTTATCAGGATCATACGACGATACAACATATTACCATCTTTCAACGCTTCAAAATCCTGAAGGAGACTATTCAGTATATTACAATAGATGGAGTTCTATCTATAACTTGTTCGAAAACTTTGCAGGAGTTCAGAGAAAAGACTGTATGGCTATTGTTGATCCTTTGAGACAGAATTTCGTCAACGGAAAAAACACTAAAGTTACATCTGTTAACGCATACAATTTTTCTCAATACGTTTACACGCCGCTTAAAAACACCTTTGGTAGTGCAAATAGCAATTATTGCGCTACTTATGCTAATTGGGTAAAAGCCTACGACAAAACTAGCGACACGCAAGTTTGGTTGCCATTCTCTGGATTTGCCGCAGGAATATACGCAAATAGTGACCGTGCTACATATCCTTGGTTTGCTCCTGCTGGACTTACTAGAGGTGTTGTGACAGGAATCACAGACTTGGCATTCAATCCAACTCAAAAACAGAGAGATTTCCTATATACTATATCCATAAACCCTGTTGTGTTCTTCCCAAGTGATGGATACATCGTATATGGTCAGAAAACTCTACAAAAGAAACCATCTGCTTTCGACAGAGTGAACGTTAGAAGACTGTTCTTAACATTGGAAAAAGCTACAATGCAGAATTTGAAATATTTTGTGTTCGAACCTAACACAGTGTTTACCAGAGCTAGGTTGGTGAATTCATTAACACCTATTTTCGAGAGAGCTAAAAACACTGAAGGTGTTTATGATTACTTGATTGTGTGTGATGAAAGAAACAACACACCTGACACTATTGATGCCAACGAATTGAACGTAGATATTTACATTAAAGCAGTTCGTTCAGCAGAATTCATATTGGTGAACTTCATAGCAACAAGAACATCAGCTAATTTTGCAGAATTAATAGGATAATCTAAAAATTAACAATAAATAATAATATGCCAGATCAACCACCAATTACAAGTTTTTATGATAAAGTTCAAAGATTAGACTTTGCGAGACTGTTTCAATTTAGATTGATTCAATTCTTCGACGATAGATTTTCAGACGACCTAATATATGTAGAAGCTGCAACACTTCCCGGACGTGCTATAAATAATGTTCAAGTTCCTTTTATGGGATTACAATTCAATGTTCCCGGAACTGCAAATTATCCCGGCTCTGCTTCATATCCAGTTACATTTAGATGCGATGCTAGTTATAATTTGAGAGATAGACTGGAAAGTAAACTGTTTGACACATTTAATGATGATACTAGCACAGGAAACTATTCGATTGGCGATGGCGCGGGCACTAGTGATATGGCTAATGCAGCCGAGAACACGATACAACTACAATTAGTAGATTCCAAAATGAAAGGCATAAGGAATTATTACTTGATTGGAGCGTATTTACAATCTCTTGGAGATTTTGCTTATGACATTAAAGATGGTGGCTCTATTGTTACTATTGCAGCAACTATAGCATATCAATATTGGAGATGCCCCGATTTAGGTAATTCTGTAGGATAACAATTAAAATCACGGATTGATGCTATAAATAATAATATGGCATTAGAAACAACAGATAAATCATTTATAGGGCAAATACCCTTTTTCCTATCTGAGATTTTAGGAAATCCAGCAAGTTCATTACCTAAAGGTGCTCAATGGGTTGTTGAATTTGAAAAATTTCCTGCTGTTATAAAAAAGATAGCGGAATTTGAAAACGAAGGATGGAATAATACTGCTGCATTTGACGCTATAACAACAGCCCCTATACAAAAAACAAAAGGGTGTTTGTTAGCACACGCAGTATCAGTTCCGGGAGATTCTTTTGCAACTACTAATGAAGGAACACAATATGGAGGATTGTTAAGACCCACAATTAACAGCGGAGGAAGAAATTCGGAGAATCTGAGAATTAGTTTTATTGACACTAATGTTAGTTTCGTGGAAAACGTTATAAGACCTTGGGTTATCGTCACTGCACATTTGGGAATGATAGCTTATCCTGAAGATTCTGAAAATCAATATAGAACCAATGTAACATTTTACCAAATTGGTGTCACCGATCCCTACGAACCTCCATACGTAAGACATAAAATTACATACTATGGCGTTTGTCCAATAAATGTTGGAAGCGAAGAATACAACTATGGTGCTACTACAGCCCCACAAATAAGACAAGTCGAGTTTGCGTATAATTATTATACTATAGATTCTAACCGAGGAAATACAATTAACGTAATTGAAGCGGGTAAGAATTTAGTAATAAAAGTGGGAACTATTGCTAATGAAGTAGGAAATGCTTTAAATGTCTTATTTGGCAAAAAATAACCTAGACAATAAAAATGAATAGTTTTTTTAATGTTTTAGATGTATTTGGAAAGGAAGTTCGGATAAAAGAACTTCTATTAAAAGATTATAGAACCATCTTAAAGTGTTTGTTGGGTGACACACCAAACGTGAAAAACCTATTTGAGAATATTGATATAATAATGGAGAAATACAGCAGTTTGCATTTATATGAGATAGAAGAATTAGATTTCATAGATTATTTGATTATATTAGCCAAAATCAGAAATATAAGTTTGAGTGGTGTTTTGAAATTACGAATGGACGATGAAGGAAAAATAGCAACTTTACATCTATCATTGTCTGATGTGATACAAACGTTCTATGACATAAAAAAAGATTTTCTGAAAAGTGAAAAAAACAATTTCGGAAAATATGAAATAGTATACAGATTGCCTACATTATCAGAGTTGGAGTCATGTCAATATGATGATCGTTTCGAGTTAGATGCTACAATATTCATAGACAAAATATATCACAATTCTGAAAATATTTGTGTAATACAAAAGAATCTTCCGATCAATGATAGAAATGAATTGTTTAACAGATTGCCAGCAAAATATTCCTTAAAGGTTGTAAAGGATATAAAAGCATTGGATGACAAATTGAAGAAAATAAACCTGATAAACCTTTTAAATCATCCTGATATTGGAGAAAAATGTATTCTTCCATTCGACTTTAATATACGTAACATTACATTTTTAATTAAAATGTTGTTTTCTGATGATTTGATGTCTATGTATGAGAGTTTTTACACAATGTCTGAAAAAATGTCTCCAGAATATTTAGATAATTGCACTCCCGGCGAATTTGGGATGTTTATAAAAATATACGAATCCAAGCTTAAACAGCAGAATAGTAATCCACAAAATGTTAATAATATAGAACCTTCCCCTATGAATAATTTTGAACAAACAGTTGAAAATAGTGAATTCACACCTTAATTAATACCATGACACAGAAAAACCCTACATATCTTAATACAGTATTAAAAACACTGGACGATATCAACAAAGATATTACATTCTCCTTTTCAGTCCCATCTTCGGACAAAGAATACTCGTCTAAAATTTTAAATACTGATCAATTGAAGAGACTTTTCAAGAGCATTATAGAATCTCCATCACAAACCTCTCTTTTTACTCAAACATTTAACTCTATAATGGAGGAAAATATTTTGAATGAGGATGTTAGCAACTTTACAATCTTAGATAAATTGGTATATTTTATAAAGTTGAGAATTAACAGTATATCGGATATTTATACCATTGATCTATCGGAAAATTCCAAGGTTGTCGATGATTCTTATGGTTATGATTTGAATTATCACGTAGAAAATGTTGTGAACACTGTAGAATCTCCTCAAGAACTGGAAATATCTGAAATATCTCCGTATAAAGTGATTTGTTGTTTGCCTAATATAAAAGTGGAGAACACTTTAGAGAATGAACTTCATAAAAACTTAGATGTGGAGATTAAAACACCAGAAGAACTTAGACAGCTTGTAGGTGATACTTTCATAAATGAGATTACTAAATATGTTAAGAGTATATCATTAAGTGCTGAAAACATAGACTTTAACGCTTTAGATTTTAAATCTAGAATTACGATAGTATCTAAACTTCCATCTACTATAATAAACAAAATCTTGAAGTATATGGAAGCATATAAGACAATATCAGAAAAGATAACAACTTGCAATTTTACGTGTTACGATTCAGAAGGTAAGGTTGTTAAACTAGAAGAAAAGATACCATTCGATACGACATTCTTTAACGAATAGCTATTAAACTAGGTTTCTACCATAAATAATACATAATACTATTATATGGCTGATTCTGTTCCACTTGATGTGTCAAAATATCTACCTCCTTCATTTTTTGAAGGGTTGGCTGATAGTTTCATGCAAAATTTGTCTAATTCCATAGGGAAGAAGATATTAGCTATAAAAGCATCTACTGGTTCTAAAGATAAATCTGAAACATTGGCAGATGGTATTAAGGGTTTATCCAAAGATTCCACAGCTAAAGGAATGTTAAAAACTCTTTTAGAGGATATAGGATTAACATCTAAAGATAAAGGCGAAAAAGAAGATAAGAAAGAAAAAGTTGTAGATAAGAAAGAACCAGATAACAAGGAGTTATTGTCATATGTCGGACAATTTTTTGCGTCTAATAAGACTAAAGACGGGGAGAAAAAAACTCTAGAGGAAGAAAATAAACCAGCATTAACTATAATTGATGGGTTATCTCCAAATGCTCAAAAGGTGTTGCATAAAATAATAGGGGAAAGCGTAACAAAAAGAAAAGATAAAACGGAAAAAGACGAAGAACCTAAAAAAGGGTCTTCAATTTTCGGTAAGATGTTCGGAGGATTGGCTTTATTGGCAGGAGGTTTATTTGCATTGTATGAGGGTCTGAAGGATGATGGCCCGTTTAAGGGATTATTGAAACTTGTTGGGAGAGTTGGACTTAGGGGTGCAGAAATGTTGTTTAAAAGTATTGGCAAAGTTGTAACAAAGGGGCTAAAGATGTTTTCTAGTGGTATACTTTCAGGAATTAAAAGTTTTTTCGGTTTTTCTGCGAAGGAGGGCGCAGAAGTATTAGGTAAGGAAGGAGGTGGAAGATTATTGAAAATGTTTTCTGGTATTAAATCATGGTTGGGTAAAATGTTTGCTAAAATAGGGCTGAAAATTCCCGGTATTGGAGCCATTATAGGCATTGGATTTGCAGTGAGCAGATTCATGAAAGGAGATATTGTTGGTGGGATAATAGACTTGTTATCAGGCGTAGCATCGTGTGTTAACTTTGTATTACCCGGAATGGGATTTGCTATAAGTTTGGGATTAGATGCACTTAATGCATTTTTAGATTATAAAGCTGGAGGAACACCCGATGCAGGAGGGCAAAGCAAAGGCTCCATGATTTGGGGATGGATTAAAGATGCTGGAAAATGGATGGGTAAAAAGTTCGGTGATGTGATAGTCGCATTGCCAGTGATAGGCCCACTGATTAGATCAATTGGAGAGTTCTCACAAGGAAACTTTTTAAAAGGTTTAAAGCAGATGGCTTATATATTCCCACCTTTTGAGCTTGTAGGTGCTTTATTGGGCGATGAAGACGTTCCTGCTACTAAAGGTGTTCAAGGTGCTCTTGGAAGCGTTTGGGGACTAATTAAATCTCTAGGTGAATGGGCCAGTGATAGATTTGGAGATACTATTGTCCAATTGCCAGTTATTGGGCCATTAATTAGATCAATTGGAGAATTCTCACAGGGAAACTTTTTAAAGGGGTTGAAGCAGATGGCTTATATAGTCCCAATTTTTGAGCTTGTAGGTGCTTTATTAGGGGATGAAGACGTTCCTGCTACTAAAGGGGTTCAAGGTGCTCTTGGAAGCGTTTGGGGACTAATTAAATCTCTAGGTGAATGGGC